CGAAGATGGAAATGGACGAGCGGCGTCAGCACCTCCGCGACTTCGAGGAAGGTGAGGTGCAGATCATCCTCAATGTCGGATGCCTTTGCATCGGCTATGACTTTCCACCCCTCGCCAAACTGTTTTTGGCGCGAATGACAAAATCAAAAAGCCTCTATATCCAGATGTTCGGCCGCGGCACCCGGGTTCTCCCCGGTGTGATCGACGGCCTGCACACGGCAGCGGATCGTCGCGCCGCCATCGCCGCCAGCGGCAAGCCGTTCGCGGAGGTGTTCGATTTCACCGACACCAGCAGGCACTGCGACCTCCGCAGCGGCGTCGAGGTGCTGGCCCCCGAGCTGGAGGGCGAGCTGCTCAAGCGGGTCAGGAAGGCCACGGAGGGCCGGCAAAAGCCAGCCGAGATAGATGCCGTCATCGCGGAGGAGCGGGCTGCTATGGCCCGTGAGGAGGCCGCCCGCCACGCCCTCGAGGTCGAGAAAAGAAAATTGCTGACAGCGCACGGCCGGTTCGCCGTATATGAACGGGATGTGTTTGCTGAAGCCGAGCGGCCCGAGCGCCCGCAGAGAACTTGGTACATCGAAAACCACATGCTGTTCGGCAAATTCAAAGGGCAGAAGATTCGCACTGTCGATACCGGGTATCTCCGGTGGGTCATAAACGAATCGAGCTGCAAGAACCGCATACACGTTGAGGCGATCAGACGAGAGGTGGCACGGAGGGACAGTCAGAAACAACGCTCACGATAGGACTGATGGGTCGTGAGGCAGAGCGTGTTCCATTAGCGGAGCTGGTAACTGCGGCCCCTCGGGGCTGAAGGCAGAGCCAGATGGTGGCGGTCGGCAAACACACGCAGGGCAAGCCCGAAAGCAGATAGCCCAAGCCGAAGCGGATGCGTCCGCGAAAGAAGCTGCAAGCCCAGGCCACGCACGAACCTGGGTCGCACGAAACGACACGGATACCTCAGAGAGGCAAACGGAGATCGTGGAGTCGAGGGTCGCACGGGTAACCCCCGTGACGGCCCTCCCTCCGCACTCACTCTACGTTTCCTAGAGAGGCAGACACTACCCAAGGCATTTGTAAGACGTTGTTTTCAGAGTTGATTAACCACTAGGAGATGGCGCGATGAAGGTTAGATACAAGGGGCAAGCTTTCGATGTGGAGGTAGAGGGGAAGGACTCGAAGGATGCGTTCGTGCAGCTCGCATCCGCGGTCGAAGTGTTCGGCAACACGACCTGCGGTGCATGCGGCGCCCCTGGTGCTGTGCCTGTCGTGCGTGAGAACGGCGGCAACCAGTTCCATGAGATGCGTTGCCGCCAGTGCGGGGCTTGCTTGGCTCTCGGCACCAAGCGTGAAGGCGGCCAGCTCTTCCCGAAGAAGAAAGACAAGGACGGCAACTGGCTCGACAACAACGGCTGGGTGAAGTTCAAGCGAACCGATGCTGCGTTCGAGTGACGCGATTGACACGCAAATAGGATGGGTCACATGTACTCCCTCCTGCATTCCGGCCCAGCATGTTGCGGCAACTGCCGCTACTTCCGGCGCATGGATGCGGCAGAAGAAACCGACATCGAGATCGAGGTCGATGACTTCTCGGGGGATGCTGCGGCAGAGTACGGGCGGTGTGTTCGCTTCCCGCCCGCACTCTTCCATCCTGGCTTGCTTAATGGCGAGTTCCCTGTTGTGTCCGCATCTGTCTGGTGCGGCGAATTCAAACGTGACCTCGAGTAATGGAAGACCCGCAGCAGATGATGTCGCGACTCAAGGGCGAGTCAAATGAGTACACACGCAATGACTACATGCTTGCTCACCCTCGCTGTGCTGTATGCCATTGGCCGGCTGACAGGCCAGGACGCTGGATGGAGTTGCACCACATCGTTGCTGGGCCTGGCAGGAAGGATCTCCCGAATGGCGAGTCGTGGATATCGCTGTGTTGTCGATGCCACCACGCCGTCCACGACAGGTTGCCGCACTACGGGGAGATACCGAAGGGATCGATATTGGCCGCCAAGGAGGAAGAGGACGGCCATGTCGAACTTGAGAAACTGGCGGCGCTCAAGAACCGCAGGGCATTGCCATACGAAAAGCAACCCATACCTGAGAAATTTCTGAACGATCGCACCAGAAGAGGAGGTGACCCGTGGCCATAGACTCACGAGCCAAGGGCAAAAGAGCGGAGCTGTTGGCGTGTCAGACTCTCCGCGAACTGTTCGGCTGGGCCTGCCGCAGGTCGCAGCAATTCTCGGGCTGGGCCAAGGGCGGCGCCTCGCCCGACATCATTGTTGACCAGACGCCAAGCTTGTTTTGGGAGATCAAGTTTGTCGAGCGGTTGTCCCTGCCAAAAGCAATGGGGCTGGCAGTGAAGCAGGCTGGGAGAAAGACCCCGGTCGTGATGCACCGCACCAGCCGCAGTGCCAACGGTTGGCTGCTGACGATCCGACTCACCGACCTACCCCTGCTTTGCCATGCCTACGAATCTGCGCAGCATGCTGCGGTGGCTGCGGCGCCGCTACCCAGCGAGGACTCCGATAGTTGTTCGAGTCATCAAGAAGCAGCCGGGGTTGCACGGCGTCTGCCTAATCGGTGACGGCCGTGCATTGATACGAATCACCTCGGCATCAGACAGCGTGATGGCCGACACCCTGCTCGAGGAATACTGCCATGTGCTACGCCACGACTGCCCGCTCCCGATCGATGACGAACATGATGCCATGTTCTGGGCGATCCTCGGTGCAGTCACCAAGGCTTGGCGTGGTGAGTGATGTTCGAGCATCCATTCTCTTGGTTCTTCGAGGATGAGGAATGGGAGTGACGCACACGACCGAGGATCCGCTGGCCCGTATTCACCGTGAGTACCGGCAGTGGTGCATGAAGCAGGGAACGTACCGCGGCATTGACCCCGCGGATGTGGAGAGGGAGGAAGCAAGGTGGAAAGCAGAATGCACAAGGCCGCCGCGGACTGTTGCAAAACGGAAGCACCAGCCGCGGGGAACAGCAGACTAGACATGATCGACCACCCGCCGCACTACACGGCGACGTTGGTCGAGCCGATCAACGTGATCGAAGCGTGGCACCTGTCGTTCCATCTTGGGAACTGTGTGAAGTACATCGCGCGTTGCGACCTCAAGGGCAAGCCGATCGAGGATCTTGAGAAAGCTAGATGGTATCTCGACCGCGAGATCGCGAGGAGGAAGAGTGAGTCCGCTTGATGCCATCGTCCTAGAAGACCTCGATGCCCTGTCTGCCGGCGAGCTGGAGGCCAGCTACCGTGCGATCTGTGCCATGGTGCTGTGCCGCACGGCGGTGGTGTCCAGCCAGCCGGCGCCGCCCAGGCGGCAGGAGATCGAGGCCAAGATCACGGCCCGCAACTGGCTGGCCGGCAGCGTGGGTGTGATCACATTCCCCGAGGCCTGCTCGGCAGTCTCTCTCGACCCGGACGCAGCCCGCAAGCGGATCGCCAGTTATGCCGATCCCTCAAACCCAGAGTCCATAAGCAGGAGGAAGAGACGCCCCAAGAATCACTACGTTTTCGGGAGACATCATGGCCGAACAAATCCTCTCGCTGCCCGCCAAGATTCGCCTGCTGGTGGAGTGGTCGCCGGCCCTCCAGATTCTCCCGTCGATCGCAGCCGCCACTCCGGGCCAGCCACGCGCGGTTGAGGTGATGCGACTCGTTGAGTTCCTCGCCAGCAAGAGCGAGCTGAAGCTCGATGACAAGATTGCCCATCTCCTCAAGGAAATCCTGCTGACGCCACCCGGTAAGGAGCTGGCAGACTACATCGCTGGCCTCATCAGTGGAGCGATTGAGTATGAGCTGGCTCGATATCCTGGTAATTAGCGGGCTTGGGTTGGCAGCGTGCTACCCACTCCTCCTCTCTGCACTTCGCAAGCTGCCCGCATTGCGGCCGGCCGCCGCCACCAAGGAAGCGTGGCAGCAGCAGTGGACGCACACACTCATCGATCTGCTTGCCGACCTCGATCGGGACGGCATGAAGCAGGGTGCCAGCCTCTGCCGTGAGCTGATGTGGGAGATCCTCGGCGGCGAGGGAGAGAAGAAATGAAACGCATCCTCCTGGTGGCTGCTCTCGGTATCGGCTATGTGGTGTTCCGCACCGGCGCCATCCCGGCCATCCCAGCCCCGACCCCAACCCCGGCCGTGGCGTTCCCAGATGTGGCGGCGGTGGCCAAGAAGATGCGGGCCGATGATCGAGCTGCCTTGGCCGACACCTATCTGATCCTGTCCCGGTCGGTGGCCGCCAACCCCACGCTCGAACCCGTGTTCCCAGACACCGCTGCGGTGAGGCGGGCGCACCGAGCTGCCCTGCTCTATGTGTGGGCGGCGGTCTTGCAGAACAGGGCCGGCGATGTTCCTGGCCTGCGTGAGGCGCTCGAGCAATCGATCGCCAGCCGGATCGGCACAGAGGATGTGCCGCTCAATCCCGAGCTGCAACAGGACACGGCCAAGGCATTCGCTGATCTTGCCACATCTTTCCGATGACCACCGCAGAAATAATCAAGAGCTATGAGCAGGGCTTCCAAGGATTCGTACCGGATCCTCGGGCGGATGCCGATCTCGAACTCTTCCTGCGCGAATCGGGTGGGTACGCCAGTGCCGGCGATGCGATCGATGACTACTCGCTCAAGGACACGGGCAGGGGCAAGCTCTCGCTCCCGTTCATCGCAGCTCTGACCTTCTACCCCGGCTGCTTGCCTGGTGGTGCGCAGGGCCGCGGCTCATGCGTGGCTTGGTCAACACGCAACGCAGCTCTCGTTTCCTACTGCGCTCATCTTATGTACGGGCCGAACGCAGAGAAGTACCGGCCGCCACTTATCTCCCCAGCGGGAATTGCCAACGGTGTCTTCTCGACCGAGGGCATCTACTGGTTTCGCCGGAAGGCTACCGATGGCTGGCAGTGCAGCTCGGCCGCAGAGGTTGCGATCAAGGAGTGCGGGCTGCTGCCACGCCAAGCGTACCCCGAGGTGAACCTCGACCTCACCGAATACAACTCGACCACCGAGGGGCGATGGGGATTGACGGTTCCGCCCGAGCCGGTGCGTCAGATTTGCCAGCAGCATCTCGTCTCCAGTGCGACCGTGGCCAAGGGATGGGAACAGGTTCGAGACATGCTGGCCAATGGCTTCGCCATGTCCACATGCGGAGGCGAGTCGTGGAGCAAGGAGCGAGATGCCTTCGGTGTGTGCAAGCGAACGCCCGAGGGATGGGCGCATGCGATGGCGATCGTGGCCGCCGACGATCGGCCCGAGATCCACGACCACTACGGCTGCGGCCTGGTGCTGGTCGCCAACAGTTGGGGCAACTACTTGAAAGGCCCTGACATTATCCGGGGTACGAACTTCCGCATCCCGGTCGGCTCGTTCTGGGCTAGGTGGAAAGACTTCGAGGATCGGTACTGCGTGGCGCTCGGCCCGAGCAAGGGATGGCCGGCCGCCAAGCTGCCCGATTGGGGGTTGGGAGGGGTGATATGAGGCGTCTTGTGGTGTTGGCGGTAGCGCTCTGGCAGATCGAGCTGGCGGTGCAGTGTGGGATCGCAACATCCCAGCGGCCCACGCCAGCTCGCCCCGTTGCGCCGCCGGCCCCGACCCCACCGGACGCCAGGTCAGTCATCGTTCGCCCGCAGCCATCCCTCCCCAATTGTGAGACAGGCAGATGTCCACCGCAGCAGAAGTCGCAGTCGATCCCGGCAAGGTAGCCGCAGCGGCTGCTTCCACCAACGAGTTTTTGTATCGGGTAGCCGAACGCTTCGGCCTGCCCGTGGTCATCCTGCTGCTCGTGCTTTGGTGGGCAAGGACAGACATCGTGGCACCGCTGATGAACGCTCACTTCCAAGCGATCGATGCGATCGTGGATGGGCAGGAGAAACACACCGATTCCATCGAGAACCTGGGGAGGAAACTTGATGAGCTGATCTCCATCGAGAAATCCTCCACCAGATGAAGAAGCAACGGCGGCTAACCGCTCGTCAGCAGCAGACCGCAGAGCATGCCATGCGGTTTGTACAGCCCTCGATCGCAGTGTTCCTGCGGCGGAACCCAGACCTGCGCACGGCAGCTCGCCGCGTGGATCTGGAGAGCGTGGCATTGCAGGCGGTGTGCATAGCGTCCATGACCTACAAGTCAGAGCGGTCGCAGCCCACCACCTACTTCGGCTCCGCGATTCGACACGCATTGTTTCGCGAGGTGCTGAAGCAGCAGCGACTCGACGGGAGGTACGTTCCCACCGACAGGATCCTCGATCCGCAGCCGGCCATGCATCGCACCAGGCAGGAGATGCGGGCGCTCAAGGCCCTGCGAACCCTGTCTATAAACGACCGAACGCTGCTCGAGGACCGGCTGATCGAGCAAGTGACGCTCGAACAGCTCAGTCTCGAACAGCGTTGCGATCCTCGAACCATCAGCAAGAGGGTGCAGCGGGCAATCGCCAGCCTGCGGCAGGCCGAGAGCGACCTACCCTAGACCGTGCGCCCGATCCCACGCCTTGCCCACCGGGATCACCCAGCGAGTTTCGCACCACAATTCAGGCGACGGCATCTCCACGAACTGCTCGCCTTGGAGCTGCCAGTACCGGATGGTGGCCCACTTCTCCACATCGGGATCCACCTTCTTGCCATCCTCGTCGTAGTAGTAGCAGCACAGGTGGCCGAGGTAGCAGGCCGCCCCCTCTGCCTGCCACATCGCGAGGAACGTGGACGCAGCCGGCGGCTGCTCCTTGTCAGTCTCACGCCAGAGGCCGAACGCCGGCGCCCATGTGTCGAGCTGCCGTTTCTTCTTAGCCATCAATCACCTCCCTTCTCAAGCAATCCGCGGGTCATCATCCACACCTCGGCCACATCGATGGAATCGTAGAAGGCATTGGCCGCCCTCTGAAACTCATCGTGCGAACCCTTGTCGTTCCGATCCATGAAGAACCAGTGGGCCTTCACGATCGTTCGCAGCAGCTCGACGGCCGCCGCCCCATCCACCTCGCTCGGGATCTCCCGAAACGCATTCGCTGAACCGTCCATCACTTGCCCTCCCCTAGCTTGCGCCGCATGGCAGCGGCTAGTTCCTTTGCCTTCTTCTGCGGTATGCCGCAGCCCATGAACACAATCCTCCCCGGCATCTCGGGCAGCACATCCACCGTGGTGGTCGTGCGTCGAGCTGGTGCTTTCTTCTTCGCCATCGCTGGCCTCCCTTCTAGCAGTAGGTCAGCAGCTCGCCGGCCTGCTGAAGTTTGAAGAACGAACGATACCCACCGATCTTCGGCCAGCCGGCGAGGCCCGCCTCGACCGCCCACTTCGCCATGATCCCTGTCGGAAAGGTTCGCTTGGCACCACGCTGCCGCATCGTCCACATGGCGATGTCATCGTAGCTCTCGCCTACCTCCCGCAGCTCGATCATCCTGCGAACCATCCGCCTCTCGTCCTCATCGACACGGTAGTAGCGGCGCGGCTTCTCGCCGCAGATCCGCCAGCCCACCGCGCACCCCTTGCTCGCAGGCAGACCCTGCTCCATGCGGGTGGTGAACACAGCCTCGGTTCTCTCCCGTGCCAGCTCACGCTCCAGCTCGGCCATCGATAGCAGGAGGTTGCGAATGAGCCGGCCGATAGCATCGTTCGCCCCGATCGGATAGTCCAGAGCGTGGATCGACACGCCCCTCTTCTCCAACTGTTCGATGGTTGCCACCCCGTCGAGCAGCTTGCGGAACAACCGATCCAACTTGGTGACCACGATGTGATCACCAGGCCGAGCCATGACGAAGAGCTGGCGGCCCGCCTCCCGCTCGCTGAACGGCTTGCCGGCCGAGGTGGCTGGATCGTACATGAACCCACCCCACCGCACACCCTCGGGCTTGAGCATGCGGAGGTAGTGATCCTCAGTCCTCGACTCCTGCACCTCACGGGTCATCGACTGCTTCTTCGTGGAGTGGCGTCCGTAGCCGTAGCAGATGCTGGTCATACGAACTCCCTCCACTTGAACTCGATGGCCCTCGCCCCGTGCTGGGCCGTGACATAGCCCTTCCGGGTGCAGCTCTCGACCAAGCAGGGAACGTAGCCCGCGCTGCTGTAGCCCAGCTCGGCCGCGATCTCCCGCATGCTGGGCTGGTATCCGTACTGGTCGATCTTCCATGCGATGAACTCCAACATCTTCCGCTCGGTGTCGAGCAGCTCGGCACCAGGCTTGGCCCCACGAACAACAGATTCCCTCGACATGTTCTTCTCCTCTACGAAACCAATCGAACCGCGCCGGCCCGCCCGAGCTGGGCGGGAACACCGGCTACCCGACAATCGCCTTCCGCCTCTGCAACATGGCTTCCGCCACTTGGTATGCGAACTTCGCCACATCGCGCGGCTCGGTTCGCGAATCTCGAAACGCTTCCGCTGCGGCGCCGGCCGCCGCGTGAGCAGCGAAGTAGTCGAGGAGGCTCATGCCCTCGGCATCCATCGCTGCCTCGCTGCCCACCACCGGGAACGCTGGCCCGCCATCGGGGATACCCATCACGCACCCCCCTTCACGCCGAGCTGCTTGGCAACCGCGCCGCCCCAGAGCCTCGCGTCCCGCCCCTTCAGTCTCCAGTTGGTGACCGCGATGACCTCCTCATCGTCAGGCAGGCCAGCAGCCTTACCCAAGGCGACCATGCAGTGCAGCGTCTCGACGCTGAACCCACCCTCATCCCGCATGATGGCCTTGACCAGGCGGCCGGCCGCCCGCCGCACCCGCCGCAACTGCATCGCTTCCTCGAACTTGCTCATCGAACTCTCCCTTCGTGGTTAGCGGTCACCCAAGCAGGCAACCCAGATAAAGAACGCCGCGGTCACGATCACGACTGCACACTCATGGCTGGTCAGCATTGCGAACCGTCCTCCTCTTCAATCGGTAGCAGAGATCGCCACAAGATCACGACTTGCAGTCCCTCGATCTCCGCATCCACCACCTCCAGCACCGTTCGCTCCGCGAGATGCTGGATCAGCTCGTCCTTCGGCACAGCTCCCTCATGCCTGACCGTCAGCACACCGCGGTATGCAGGCAACGTCCTCCTCCTCTCGTTGCGTGTCCTCGATCTCGCAGACTCCGGTGCCACCGCATGTTGGGCAGACCGGATTGCCAGCGCCTCGGCACTCCCAGCATCGATCGCCATTGGGGTGGAATCCCTGCCCCTCGCAGGCATCGCATGGCTGGTCGAGGTAGTAGCGGCCCTGCCACCAGACATCGCACTTGTCGCACGGCTTGGTCATATCGTCAGCCTCCATTCATCCATCGAATCGACCGGCACGCGCCGGCCCGTCGCAGCCCCCTGCCCGCAGGCGACAGGGGGTTCGCGTCAGGCCTTCGCTCCAGCCTTTGCCAACGCCGCCTCGCACGCGCGGATGCCACGCCGCAGATCGGTTGCGATCCTGTCACGCTGTGCCACCGGGGCTTGCGTGTACTTGCTCATCATCCGCACAGCGAACCGGCAAGCATCGGCCAGCTCGGGGGCGGCAGCGATCAGCGCCGCGTTGGCCTTGGTGTCGAGCGGAGGATCGAACGTATGCCCACGGGAATCACGCCGGCCATCGTCATAGAAGTCGCCGCCCACCTTGCACACCAGACCGCCGCAGTTGCGAGTGATCTGCTGCCCGACAATCTCCCACCGCACTGGCTTCTTCATCACTGTCTCCCTTCGAGGTTGGTCAGCCACCCACTGTGGGTAAGCCGATATCGAGTATATCATACCTGTCAACACCCGTACACTACCGCTTGCCCTTGGTGAGCAGCTCGATGAGCTGCCTCGCCTTGCGATACCGAGCAGCCAGCTCCCACCCGCTGGGCAGGCCGTCGCTCTCCAGCTCGCCACGCTCCCGATCCTCGCCGCACATCAGCTTCACCCGATCGAGCAGATGGCTGTGCGCCATCGGCACCATCTCAAGCAAAGCATCGAGCAGCTCGGGGCCGTGTTCCCTGGCCGCCTCGTTCTGCCCGATCCGGCGATACCTGGCGGCATCCGATTCCAGCCCGCCGCCAACGTCTGGATACACCAGATCGTGATGCTCTTGGCAGTCGTGGCACCACGTTGAACCCTCGCTACCATCGAGCGGCCCTTCGCCGTTCACGACATACGCGCTACCGTCCTCGCGGTATGCGATCCATGCTGTGTCTTCCACGTTGGTGCCGCCGCACTCCGAACAGGTGGGCCGGCAGTCCTTCTTCGTCTTCGTCTTCATCGTCAGGTTCTCCCTTGGTTAGGTTCAGTCCAGCCGCCGCAGCACATTGCCACGGCTTTCAATCGTCCGCTCTTGCGTCCGCTCCACGTTCGTGAGCGGATAGCCCCACTTGCCCACGCCACCGCAGTCGAACAGGCTCCCCGGCTGAACACGGTGCCGCTGATAGTCCCGTCTGAATTCATCCACGTTCGGATAGCAGTAGGGTTCCCCGATCGTGGCGTAGCCCACCAGCGTGGCCTTGCCCTGCCCCGTGCGGATGATGCCCACGCGCTTGCCGACCACGCTATCGAGCGACCTCGAAGGCCGTGTCTCGACCGTCTTCACGCCGGCCATGATCATGTCGGTATAGGGGGCGTCACCATCGTTGATGTTCACGCCCCTCGTCGCAGTCTCCAGCAGATGGATCGGCGTCAGGGGCAGGCCGAACACGGTACGTTTCTTCATAGCGTCACCCTCCCCTGCTCGATGTCGATCATCTCGCGATACAGCTCGCCTTCCGCCCGCTCGCTGCCCAGCTCCAGCCCACCACGCTCCACCCACCACTGGGCCTGCTTCAGCGCACGGAACGTGGCCACGCCGGCGCCACCGCCCTGCCATCCGTACCCCTTGATGTAGTACGGTTGCAGTGCAGTCGGATGGCCGCAGTGCAGGACGGTCACGCCCGCGTAATCGGGGTGCGTCCAGCTCAAGTTCTTCCCGTATGGCCCCTTATGGCCTACCCATCCACGGGACACGGTCAGCTTCGAGCCTCTCATCGTTTGGCCTCCCTCATCTGCTTGACCAGCTCACGCGCCTCTTCCTTGGTGTCGATGGCATCGGCCACCCGCACCCGCGATCCGCCCTCATAGACGGCGTCGATCGCGAACCAATAGCACCCGCGGTTCCGCTCCATGCATTCCCGCACCACCACATAGGTGACAGGCTTGGCGTTCATGCCTGGGCCTCCTCGGCTGCTTTGATGGCGGCCTCAAGGGCGGCGATGGCCTGCTCGCCGGCCGGCGTGTGGGCCTGGTTGCCGAACGCACTCACCGCCCTGCGACAGGCCTTGAGCAGCTCATCGGCCACCTCTGCCGGCGTGGACTTGTGCTGATGCTCGGCCGGCACCGGCCACCGCTGCATGGCACCGTAGCCGGGGCGGGTCAGCACCAGCTCCTCGACATCGCTGATCCAGTGATCGCCCGCATCGTCATCGTGGTAGACGATGTCGCCCGTGTCCTCGGCTTCGCCACGCATGACGATGGCACAGGCCTCCTCCGCGGTGGTGGCCTGCACGGTTTCAACACGCTCGGCAACCGCGGGCCAGCGTACAGTCACATCAAATTTTCGTAGCATCGTAGCTTCTCCCCTTCTGGAAAATGGAAATCACCCACCCTGCAATGCGTCAACGTGACGCAGCAGGCTATCGCGATCGGCTTGGGTGCCAAGGATGGCGCGGCCGATCATCTCTTCGGTGGGGAACGGATGCTCCCCCATCACCATGCGGTATGTCTGCCGGTTGGCAGCGTGTCGCTGTGCCGCCACCAGCAGCAGGCCACGCCGCAGCCCACGCGGCACGGTCAGGTAGATGTACTGCATGGTGATCCGCCTACGGATGGCTCGCGCCACAGCGCGGAATGGCTCGGCCACATGCAGCCGATCGACCACCGATCGAATGAGCTGATGGTGCGGCTCGTCCAGCTCCAAGATGTTGCCCGAGTTGATGACCCGCGCGACCTCATTGGGCTGCGCGCAGATGCATGGCAGCGGCTTCAAGCCGGGGTGCCGGATCAGCTCGGGGTCAGGGTAGGCCATCAGCTCACGCTTGACCGGCGCCGGCTTGTCTTGCTCGACCAACGGCCGCAGGCGACGGGCCGTGGTCAGGATGTAGCGGTGCGTGTCTGCCGTCAGCACACGGTAATTGAATGAGCTGCTCGGCCGGCCCAGCGTCTGCAACACGGTGACCTTCGCTAGCCTGCCGTTGACCTTGAGCCGGTATTCGCTTCCGACCTTGATGTCTTTCGCCTTCATCGCCTTGCTCCTCTTGGGTGTGTGTGAACCGACTGAACATGCGAGCATACACGCTATCGGGAATGTGGTCAACACACGTTCAGTTTTCCTCCCCGACTCGCGAGCTTCCGCCCCAACCCCAACCCTGACACAGCCCCGACCCCAACCCCGACCCCAACGTCCTGTCGTGCGATGAGCTGGCCCCCTGGCGGCGGCCTGGTGGCGGGCATCGACACTGGCGAACGGCTGTACAGTTTTCCGATATAGGGTATGTTCAAGGTGTCGATCGGTTTGGTTGCCGATCGGTTTGGTTTCACACTTTCAAGAGGGTTTCACGATGTCA